CATTGTTAAATAAATTTTTATGCGCGGTGTTTGTCAAAATCAAACCGGGTAATATTCGGGTATTGCCCCACTGACTTGACGCAAATAGACAGGGGTGTTGCCACCGTTTTGGCCTGTAATATGTCGTCGGTGGTTATTACCGGTGTCAGCGGTATATGCTGTTTTACCCATTGGCGCGCCTTAGCCGTGGCGTAGCCACCATGGGCCGGGCATACCCAGGTGTTGAATCGTTCGCCTGTTTTTGTGTCATAAGTCACGCGCACGGAATCCGGTTTGCCGTTTTTCTTGTGCCTGGTTAAAAACATTTTGGTGACGTCGTGCCATTCAATCTTGGGCTTACCTGGCGTCAGGTCCAACAAAGCCAAGTTGCTGGCGGTACTTTCGTGGCTAATGTTGCGCGGAAATGGCCGCCCACAATCTGGGCATTCAGTAGCCGACGCCGCTATTATGCTGTCGCAGCCTGGGCAAACTTTTGTTGGTGCTTCACCGCCGCCTTTGCCTTTTTTACTGGCCGGTTTAATGGCATTAATAGGGCCGTGGCGCTCAGTATTGCCGCCGAAATCCAACACCAAGCAATCTTTTTTACCGTCAGCCAGGCGCATACCACGACCACACATTTGGACGTACAGCCCTGGGCTTTGAGTAGGGCGTAAAAATACCAACATATCGGTAGCAGGGGCATCAAACCCCGTGGTTAAAACGTCGCAGTTAGTCAGGCATTGGATTTGACCAGCTTTAAACCTGGTTAAAATATCGTCACGTTGGTCGGCTGGCGTGGTGCCGGTAATAGTGGCGGTGATGATGCCCTGGTCGGCCAGTATGTCGGCCATCTTGTGGGCATGGGCCACGCCGCTGCAGAACATTAACCAACTTTTACGGTCCTTGCCATAATTTAAAATTTCAGCAATGGCACGACGCGCCAGGGCGTCATCGTCCATAAGCTCGTACAACTCGTCTGATTTAAATTCACCGCCACGAATATGGAGGCCCGAAACGTCAATTTCATTGGCCATTTTTTTCGGGACCAGGGGCGATAAATAGCCGTCGTTCACTAGGCGTAGGACGCCCACATCAAATGCAATGTCTGTAAATAACCGATCATCACCATCGACTAATGAGCCAGAATTAAGCCGGTATGGCGTAGCCGTCAGACCCACCACGCGCAGCTTTGGATTAATTAGTGTCATGGCATCCAAAAAACGGCGATACATGCCCATGCCTGATTTTGGCACCAGGTGGCATTCGTCGATAATTATCAAATCAATATGTCCAATTTCGACAGCGCGGCGGTGTACCGATTGAATGCCAGCTAACAAAATGCTGTTGTCGGTGTCGCGCCGTTTCAGACCGGCCGAATAAATACCCGCTGGCGCGTCGGGCCATAAAGTCATTAATTTTTCATGGTTCTGTGCTATCAATTCTTTGACGTGGGTTAGCAATAAAACGCGTTGCCCTGGCCATTGCCGTAAAACGCCCCGGATAAATTCGCCCGCAATAACGGATTTACCGGCGGCAGTGGGCAACACCAATATGGGATGGCCATCATTACCTTGGGCAAAATAATCGTAAAGTGCGTCGATGGATTCCGTTTGATAGTCTCGCAACTTCATTGTTTTTTGCCATCTTCTTGGCGCCAGGTGCGACTGATAGCCGCAGCTAGTTGCGCGGGTGTCTTTTGACACCGAATCCAATCGCCAAACGGGTCGCGGTAAAACACATAGCCATGGGAGCCGATTTTGTACGCAGTACCGTGAATTATTATAATTTGTGCCATGTTGATTCCTTAATTTTGCTCGATAATTTCGGCCGCTTCGGTCCAATTTTTCACAGTTGCAATGCGCCGCCAATAAAGCCAGCGCCGACGATAAATAATGATTTTATTCAGACTTTTGCGAATCACCCTATATTTGTTTACTTCATTCAACACGTGGCTTACCCCCAATTTTGCCCGTCAAAAACGGGTTGTGATATGTGGCCTCTGGTAAATCGTCATAGTTCAAATCTGTTTTTTCTGAACGAAAAATTAGATGGGCGCGCATTCGCACCGCGTCGTAGCTGCGGTTTAATTTTTTGGCCATAGCGGCCGGGCGCATTTTGTTGTAATTTTTTCTTAGATATTCAATGTCGGCGTTTGACCACCGTTTTTTTTTGTTGGCGTTACTGATACCCAACCTGGCTGCGCGGTCTTTAACCGAACCGGGGGAGCGATCAAGATCATCTGCCAGTTCGGCGTTTGTTCGTGTTGAATAATGAGATTTTAGAAACCGATCTTCGTCCGAATTCCATTTTCTGTAAGTCATTTTTTTAAATTCCCCAAATTAAATAATGTGCCGTGGTCAAGATAATCGCGTTGCCTAACAGGGCGATGAAAACGCCCATAAAAATATCGGTTATTCCGTCCATTTAATCGTCCTTTTTTGCAAATTCGCCATTGAACGTAGCACGCAGTTTGTCGGCCGTGGGGTCGCCCAGGAGGCCGGCAGGGGCCGCGTGCAATTCCTGACTTGTGTATGAGCTGTCGCCTTTTGGGCCGTTGTAAAACTCAACACCCGCGCTGGTGCGATATAAAATGCGGTTGTTTTCCGCGTCCATATCCACCATTTCATGAGGCACCAGGGCTGGCAGATATAAATGCTTTTTGCAGCCTTTTCGCTGTTCGACCGTCAATATATCTAGGTTAAGGAAACAGCATTTCCAGCCGCCGTTTATGTCCGCGAAAGCGTGGGCGCAGCTGCGGCAGCTAACCTGGGGCAGTGCGTCACGGTGGCAAACGTCGGCGTGGTCGCAAAACTTACATTTAAAAAATTCCGCCTTGGCACTGATGCCAGGTGGTGGCGTATCCGTGGCAATAATGTCCTTGGCTTTTGCAATCAAGCCCAGGGCCACGTCCTGGTCGTATTTGAAACGCTCGGCGTACAATTCGTCGGTGTCTTTGCAAACGGCCATATACATAGCTCGCTTCAACTCCAGCCCGTGCATATACACTTGCATTTGCGCAAAGTGTTCAGGCTTGGATTTTTCCACACCATGTTTAACCAATTGGGCATACGATTTGTGGTTGTGGGTTTTGAATTCCAGCAAATGTGGCGTGTTCGGTGATTCGGGCAAGCCCTTGGCAACCCCGTCACAAGAGCCAGCAAAGTGACCCCCGTGAAAGGTGCAACCGAATTGGTCGCCATTTTTATCGACAGCCCAAACTTGGACGCCGATATTTACCAAGTCTTTGATAAAAAAATCTTCTTCATCGTGGCCACGTTTAAACAAGCGCAGCACCCGGCCTGGGAAGCTGGGCGCAGTGGCCCAGCGAAAGCCATACCACAATTGGCGGCGGCACTCCCTGCCGATCACGGACGCGCCTAAATGTGCGCGTCCTTGTTCGACGTGGCTTGTCTCATATTTGCGATAAATCGTTTCGACAGTGCTGTTAAACGGTTGTGGTATGGTGGCCATTGTTTTACCCCCAAGGTGGCGCAGAAGCGGCCGCAGTTTGTGGGGCACCCATTACTGGTGCAGTTGCATTGCCTCGTTGCATTGCCTTGGAATAGCCAATTTCGTTGCGAGCGTTATAACCGTCTTTGGCTGGTTTGACGCGGACGTTTGCAATAAATGGGATGCCGTGAAGTGTCTGAGATTCGCTTAAAGTATCGGGGTTCACACCCAGATTTTCGACAAACCCCCTAAAGCGCGCCTTGCAACCTGGTTCCTTTTCTGGGTCGGAGTGAGTAACAACATGGTTCCACCACAATTTGCGGTTTACATGGTCGCCCTCAATAATTTGGCAAACGGTTTCCAGCATTTGGCCTTCTTTATGTGGCTTTAGGTTTGTTTCTACGACCATTACGGCATAATCACCGGGTGGTAATAGTTCAAAGTTGTTTTGTGCTGGTTCAACACCGGCTAGATTAAAATCAAATTGCATAATGATTTCCTTTTAATTACGGATTTTATCGGCCACATTGGCCAGGGTGGGGTACTCAAATGGAGCTAGGCGACCGGATCGGTCTTTTGCTTCATACTGAATGCAGCGGGAGGTTTGCAGGGTGCGTTCCGGTTCGCCGTCGGCGTTGTTCATAACGCGCAGTGCAAACACTTCATCAAAAAAGTAAGGCAGGGATTGAGCCAGCTTTGAACCCGGCATCGAGGGCATAAACAGCAGCGTATTGCTGTTCTCATCGTTTACCCGTTCCTGTTTTGCGGTCATAACCACGTTTACTGGTAGGTCACGAAATCCGCGAATCAGGGCCGTCATTTGGTCGATTAGGGCACCATAAGCTTGGAGAGGGTTTTTTGTGTTTGCCTTTTCAGTGGCCAATACAACTTCTGCAATCTCGCTCAGTGAATCCAGGCAAACCCACTTATAAGAGTTATTTGTTTTTAACAGGCTGAATATTTCGGCCAGGTCTGTCATTGTGTGAACCAGGCAAACGTCCACATGTTCTGGCGGCACTTCTAGGATAGAAAGCAAACCAGCCTCCGCACTAATAATTAACGTCTTTTCATCAGGGCTTGAAGTCGTGCAAAAAACGGTCTTACCGGCACCAGCTTGGCCATACACCAATATTTTGATGCCATTTAATGTGGCGGCTTCCTTGGCGCTCAACAACTTAATAGCCATTATTCATCACCCCCCAACAATTCAACTGACACAGCGGTTTTGGCGGGCTTGGCGATCACGGCGCGGCTAACTTCGTTGTAATAAGCCGGTTCGTTTTGTTCTAAATAACGCAAACCTTTTAGATCAATGGCGGGTTTGAGCGCGATTGCTTTTGCCAAAATAGCCTGGGGAACGGTTTGTTTGATTTGTTCCAGGGCGGCAATATCAATGCGACGATTAATTTTGCCGACGGTTTTAACGGTATAAAAACGGCCCTTTTGGCTCGTTGTGCGATCGTCAGCAACACCGATTAAATCAATTAGTTTTTGCTCGGCGTGGATAACTTCTTCTCGCACCAGGGCGGCGCGGTTTTTCGCTTCTTGCAACTGGAATGCTGCCTGGTCAATGTCGGTTGGTTCTGTCATTTTTGATGGTCCTTTTTTTAAATAGCGGCAGCCAGCAAATGACAAACAACAATCACTACGATAAATGCTAAAGCGTGGCGGTTAATTTTCATTTTAGAGGTGTCGCTATTTGTTTTAGTTGGAGTAAGCATACCTTTATTTTTCCATAATGTTCGGTTTCAATAGCGCATCTATGCAAAATGCGCGTTAGGTTTCAATAGCATTGTCGAGTAAAAAAAGTTTACGTGTTAATGAATATTATGCAGATTTTCGCAGGATTTTTTGTAGCGTTTCAACACTACGGTTCTGAGGAATGGCGTCGAGTTCGACAGTTTGAAAAATTCGCTCTATTTCGGTGCGGTTGAATTTAGCCAGTAGCTCCAAAGCAAGAATTTTAGTGCAACTACATAATTTTTTATCACGTGCGTTTTGAGTGTAATCCATAACGGACTCCCATTACATTTTTTTGAGAACAAACTATAAATATTTGTTTAATAAAAATGTAGGTGGACCCGTCCTGGTGATTTTTGAAATGGTTGCAAGCGTGATATGCGTCTGCGTCATGATTCTGTACATAAGTGTTTTTTTAACGACTATCCATTGTCGATCAAAAAACCATCGAGTGAAGTGGTTCTGCTGGTCAGCGTGTATGCCTAAGTGAGTTGTTTTGTGTTGCTGCATGTTGATGTTCTCTGCTCCGTTGAAAAAATGGACTGTATTTTTCAACGGAAACTGGGGGGCCAGTTTTAATGATCAATATGCTGCTATAATTTCGCGAATCAAGCGCAGTTTGCCAAAACCAAGTTACCCTTGGTTTCCAGCGCATGTCGGCTACTAGGACAAAATACCACGGACGCAGCAAATGGCGCACTGTGTTTTTACAGCGCATGGCGTGGTGGTTGAGGTTTATAACAACGTCCTTATTCATACTGAATCCACTATCAGAAATTTGCTATCTATATTTAATATACACATGTGGGTTTTATTAACAACCTGCATGTGCAATTTTATTTTGCAAGTAGTGATATTTGTCAAGGATTAGTTGGCTGGCCGGGGGAGTAGCTA